AAAAAGATTCTTGACTATATGGAAAAGAATCCAAGCGCTTTAAGAGGACAGATTACAAAAGATTGCTTTACAAATATGCGTAGGTTGAGACAATTAGAAGCAGAAGGATATCTTAATATCCCAGCACCTATGCCAAGAGGGATTAGGAATAGGGAATACTATGCGAACAAAGCCGTTCAATCAGAAAGTCCATGATGCCTGCGATCCTCCCGCAAGAGAGGCGGTAAGTAAATATATCAAAGCAACATGGGATATGAATGCATGGCATAACCCTGATCAATACGCAGTTGATCTCATCATAGAAAAGAACAAAGAACTTATTGGCTACGCAGAGATTGAGATGCGTGACTGGGATCATTGTCCGTTTAAAACTATCCATATACCCAAACGTAAAGATAAACTATTCAACAACGATAAGAGAACAATCTATTTTGTTGTGTCAAGGGGTATGAGCAAAGCTTGGTATATAGATACTGATGTGATTAAAAATTCATCAGTGCATGAGATACCTAACAAAGCAGTTAGTCAAGGGGAATATTTTTATGATGTGCCTACATACCTATTCACCGAAATAAGTTTGTAGCATACAATTATAAATGAGAGACAATAAACCCCAATACACTGATCTTGAACATAGGATATTAGAACTATCCGATGTTATTGACATGTTAAATGAAGAGAACATTCATCTCAAAGATATTGTTGCCTCTCACCAATGGAATGCAACTGAGTTTGAAAAAGATTTTATATTGCACGAGATCACTGCCTTGAGAAAGCAATTATTAGTATTAGAAAAGAGTGAGTCAAGTGCCATAGCAAGCCGAGATATGTTTCAAGACAGGAATGCAGAATTACTAAAACAACTTGCGTATTATAAGAAGCTCCAAAAAGCTTAGCCCACCCCAGAGGGTATCTGGATGTTAAAAGGATAATTATGTTAGAACTACGAGAACACCAACAAGGTGTCATAGATGCATTGCGTCAGGGATTTAAAGAGGGTCACAGAACACAACTATTATACGCTCCAACAGGATTTGGTAAGACAGAAGTAGCTATCTATCTAATGGAGGCTACAAGAAAAAAAGATAACAGATCAGCGATGATCTTAGATCGTATCGTCTTAGTAGATCAAACATCACAACGATTAGAGAAGTATGATATCAATCATGGTGTCCACCAAGCTGATCATTGGAAATACAATACATCAGAACTCATTCAGATATGCTCATCTCAAACATTAGAGCGTAGACAAGACTTTCCTAAGATGGATGTCCTCATCATAGATGAATGCCACATCACTAGAAAACAGATCAACGAGTTAATCAAAAACAATCCAAGACTTAAAGTCATAGGCTTAACTGCTACTCCATTTACAAAAGGCTTAGGCACTTTGTATTCTAATGTTGTATGCGGATCAACTACACAATCATTAGTCATCAATAAATGGTTAGCCCCTTTGAAAGTTTATATTGCCAAAGAGATTGACATGAAGGGCGCTAAGAAGATTGCGGGTGAGTGGTCGCCTGATGTTGTGACAGAGCGAGGCATGAGAATTACAGGTGATATCGTTCAGGAATGGATTAAGAAGACGCATGAGGTATTCGGCAGACCACGCAAGACCATAGTATTTTGTGCGGGAGTAGCGCATGGTCAAGACTTGGTTAAGCAGTTTGCCGAGAAAGGATACAACTTTGTATCTATCTCATATAAAGAAACAAGCGAATTCAAGAAGGAAGTCATTGAAGACTTTAGCAGACCTGATACAGAGATACATGGACTGATTGCTACAGATATCTTAACTCGTGGATTTGATGTCCCTGATGTTATGATCGGAGTATCAGCTAGACCATTTAGTAAGTCATTAAGTTCACATATTCAACAGATGGGTAGAGTCATGCGCCCATGTCAAGATAAAGAGTTTGCCTTATGGTTAGATCACTCAGGTAATTACATTCGTTTCCGTAATGAATGGGAAGAGGTTTATCAAGAAGGTGTTAAAGACTTAGATGAAAGCAAGGTTGAACACGCTCACAAAGAGCCAACAGAACGAGAAAAGAAGGAAGCTAAATGTCCTTCATGCTCTGCATTATGGGAACATGGATCAGAGGAATGTTATTCTTGCGGGTATGTTAGGAAGAAAAAGCAATTTGGTTCATTAGCGGGTGAGATGCATGAATTAGGTATGAATGGTAGAGATGATGTAAGACGCAGACAACAATTCTTCTCTGAGTTATTATATGTAGCTAAGAATAAAAATTATAGTCCTAACTGGGCAAGTCATAAATATAGAGAGAAGTATGGTGTATGGCCTAGAGATTTAGTATTTAGAACAGACACACCATCTATTGCTACTATGAATTGGATTAAGTCAAGAATGATTGCCTATAGTAAAGCCAATAAAAAAGATAGGAAAGTAGCATGAGATTTGAAGACTTTGCAAGGATACATGGTTTAATTATTGATAGTGTTATACCCCATAGACAAGTAAGAACACCCACAGAAGACCACCCAAGAAGTAGGAATGGATCATATAAATTCTTAGGGGATGTAGGTTTTGTTATGAATTGGGCTACGATGGAAGAGCCAGCAGTTTGGTTTCCCGACAAACAAACCGCCTCAGTCGCAGTATTGAAAAAGAGTTCAGTCGATCACACTAAGGAACGAGAGCGCCTAGCCAAGAAAGCAAGTGATAAGGCGGGTTGGATATTGCACCAATGTAAACAAGAAACCCACCCATATCTAGCATCTAAAGGATTTCCAGATGAGTTAGGTAATGTCTGGACTAAAGATAATGAGCGCATATTAGTTATACCCATGCGGATCGACAAAAGACTTGCGGGCTGTCAGCTCATCAATGACAAGGGGGTCAAGAAGTTCCTGTATGGTCAAACGACTAAGGGGGCAAGCCTCACTATGAATGCAAAGGGACTCCCCATCTTTTGCGAGGGGTATGCGACTGCCCTCAGCGTCAGAGAAGCCATGATCGCTAACAATATCAAGTATTCTATCCACATTTGTTTTAGTGCATCTAACATGAAGTTCATAGCAGGGAAGTTCCCCTACGGACTCATCATTGCCGATAACGATCACTCCCATGTTGGTGAGACTACCGCTAGGAAAACAGGCAAGCCTTACTGGATCTCTCCCGCAGTCTCCGAAGATTTTAATGATTTTCATAAACGAGTAGGCACATTTAAGGCCTCTCAATCCCTTAAAAAGAAATTAATAGAGATAGGTAGCTTGGTGTTCTAAACTACCTAAGATAGATCAATAAAAGTAAAGATTATTGACTTGGGCTAACAAAGGTTTCTTAAATACATTCTCTTTTGGGTGTATTCTGCTATCGTGAAAAAACTTAGAATGCCCGACAGGATTATAAGTATAACCTTTTTGTTTCGTTAGAAATTTAAGCGCTTGTAGCTTATAAGTCAACAACTGAATATGCGTTGGTTCTTTCGCTTTACCTTGTTGTATCAAGGTTATATATTCAAACTGCTTAGGCTCATATACTACATTACAGACTTTGCTTATTGTCTTGGCTCTGTTCATAACTACATTATAAACTGCCTGTTGATTAGCAAAATCCCCACCCGCTTCACCGAATAATACAAGGGCTAGGCAAGTGCTTGCTAGTTCTAGTTCTACCATAAATAGTCCTCTTTGTTATTATGGAATGCACAGAGTATCAGTATTATCAAGGGTTTCAAAGCATACAGGGTCATAAATGTATGCTAAAATAAGCCTTATGGCTATCCCTTTACCTCAACAATTCTAAACTCTTCCCTGTCAGGCACATCTTCTATATTGCCTCTTCTGAAGTCTTCACGCATCTGATAAAAGAAGTCATCTAAATCATCTTCTGCATCTTGCTTGGTATCATATGTTGTAGCGACTGAAGTTCCGTCATCATCTTCCCATGACCATGTATTAGTCCAACCACCACATAAACACCATTCTTGAATTTCGTAAGCCATTTTAAAACCTACCTTTCAATGAATATAATGCCGATAATCTTTCTTTAGAATTTAGGATAGGTATCTCATTATCCTTATCGTTTTCTGCGATCATTTCCTCTTGAAATCCCTTTTCAAAGTTTATTGCATCGCTAATAGCTATATATAATATCTTTTCTTCAAAGTCATTTAGTTCCAAGTTCATCACCTTCCTCCATAATTTTAAGTGCGTCTAATGCTTCGCTTTCATTAAAAATTCTGTCTCTTTCTTCCTCTGTTTCATACCATTTAATATGGTCAATCAAAACACCTTCTAAATCAGAAGACCATTCAATACCAAAAGGATATTCAGGGTGTTCTCCGCTTTCATCAATAGTTTTGTATTTATACTGCACATTTGATGACTCATCTTCCTCTTCTGTTATCCAACCACTTTCAATAAGTTCATTTCTTGGCATGTTTAAGTAATAATTAGACATGCCTTTTATAGCCCATTTACATAAGCTAGTTCTGCCCATGTCATATACTTCCTGTTCTATTGCAAACATGATCTCATCTATATCGCTATCGGAAAGTTCTTTATTCATTACTAGCCCCTTTAAAATAAAACTCATACTCTTCCCAAAACTCTTTTGCGCTATTGATCTGAATATAATCACTATGAGTTTCGTGATAATTGTCCTGTGTTTGCCATACAATCCTAAACCCTAAGTCTAAAAAATCACCATCTTCCTCAGGATCGTAGTCTATGTCATAGTTCATATCCTCAACCTTACCCCAACCATCACTTCTAAACCACTCAAACGCAGTTTGATCTGCCATAGCTTGCGCTAAAGCATAAGCATTAGCTTCTGTTATTTTCTCAAGCATTTTGTGTCTCCTCTAGTTCCTCAACCACCCATTCGTAGTCGTATTCATACTCACAATGCCTACAACCCTCTAACTTAATAACTAATTCCCAATCCTCATCTTCATAGGCTTCCATGATTGCTTCGTAATACTCATGGTCTTCGTCTATATTTTCCATGCACCATTCAGCGACACCTTGTTCGGTATCTCTAAAATCAAGCACATCATTGATAGTTTCATGGTCATATACATGAACCATAGTTTGTTTATAAACCCTAATCTTTTTGCCTGTTGCTTCATTTACATATATATCACTCATCACCTTCCTCCTCTACATGATCTATTGTAAAATTATCGCTATCGCAAGGCTCTAAAGCACTTGTCATCATGTCATAAAACTTTTCAATAGCTTCTTCTCTTGTTTCAGCTTCAACTTCTTCCTGATAAAACACTTGCTCACTTGCTTTAATTGTGAATATCGGCATCTTTAATCTCCTTAACTAAAATATCATCTAAATATTCAGCATTAATAGGATCAATGCTTCCCTCGCCATCATAAAGCCTAGCAATAGCACTATCCTCTGTATCAGCATCAATCATGTAATATTGATACAATGTTTCTCTCAACATAAATTTAGGCATTTTTGATCTCCTCAATCTCTACTTTATCAAATTCATATTCCTTTACTTCAAACCCCCACTTGCTCTCGGTGTTTATGTATTCTGCCATGTCCCAAAATGTTTCGTCATCTATTAGTTCTTTTACTCCTTCAATACTATTAGACTCAATTTCATATTCCACATGAACATATTCTTCTCTTAATTCAGGCACTATTACTTTAAACTTTTTCATTTTCAATCTCCCTTATTTCAGTTTCATAAGTATCAATAGTTTCATAATCACCCGCATCTTCATACTCAGGCTCATATGCACCACTATCCATTAATTTAATAGCTTCATCTTGGCTTTCAGCATCAATGTAATATATTTCATTTTCTGTAAAAGCCACTCTTTTTGGTATGATAATTTCAAATCGTTTCATTGTTGGCTCTCCCCTATGAATGTTATATCTGCATCTCTGATATCAGTAGGCTCTAAATCGCTATATAAATCCCAAAACTTTTCACTAGCCTCATCACGATCTTGAGCCTCCACCATTGTTTTATAAACATGAGTTTCCCTTGCTTCAATCAAAAACTTCTTCATAATTAACCCTTTCTAGTTAAGATTATCAAATGATAATCAGATAGCACCCATAAGGCGCTATCGGGTATCACTTAAATAGCGGGTATAACTCCTAGCCTATCATCAGAAGTATATAGCGCACCACCATTATTACCTTCGTCATCACTCTGCGGGATTATCCATGAGCCATCAGTAAAATCAATAATGACAGGCTTTTTATACCACATAAAGTCCTCCATCTCTTTATGGTTCATGTATCTAACTGATTTAATAGTCTTGCCTACTAAGAAATCACTAACCTTTCTATTCCATACATCAGCGATCTCTAAGTCATATTTTTTTCTCTCTTGCGGTGTCATCTTACTTCCTCCTCAATACAAGCCTTATAAAATTTTTCTACATCTTCATCAGATTGATTAGCCCAACCAGTCCAACCATCTCTAATAATCCATTCTATGTCATCACGATCTGCACCATAGATAACCCAATCAGTTTCGTATTTAACACAAGCCTCTCTCTTTTCATCTATTGTCATACTGCCTCCCATTTTCTGATCTGTTCTAATAAATCCTCTGCCAACTCATATCTGCCCTCGTAAATCAACTCGCTTCCGTCTGTGAGTCCACCATCATTTAAGGTGTCATCAGCGTCTTTTGAAGCATTGATAAGATAATCTTTCACTAACCTAATAATTGCCTCATGCTTATTCATACTGCCTCCTTATAAAATTGCCTCTCTGAGTCTATGATATCAAAATACTCAGGGTCATAAGAGATATGTTCTATTGTTTCAGGGAAGTCCTCTACACTACATACATCAATAATGTTTAGGCTTTTACGCTCTACATTCTTGCGTAAATCTGCCTCGTCTTCCGCCTCAACCCACATAACCACTCTCTGCCATATGGATACTTGCTCATCTATTTCAATTTTGAATTGTTTCATATTGCCCCCTCTGTTTGTTTAACATCACTATGTTGTTTGCGCCAAGCCTTAACCAATGAATAACGCATGGCCTCTCTTAAAGTTCTTGGTGTCTGCCATTGATAGTAATTGTATCTAAAAAAGTGCTTTGCTTTATCTTGATCTGTTTTCATACTTCCCCCTACCATGATGATGAATAATAAAAATCCCATTGATCTTTAAGACTATCGTCATTAATCAACTTGTCTAAAGCGGGGATTGTGCGCCTAATCTGTTCTAATTCCCATTCCTTGCCATCATTGTCATCAGCTTGAAGTGGTAATATATCCTCAGCTAATTCAGGATTTTCATCTACCTTTTTCAAAGTATCTAATAGTTCCTGTAATAAATCTCTAGCAACCCAATATTCCTTACAATTATCCTCGCCATCTTGAGCATTCATAACAAACCAATGATGAATAGCCCATGCCTTGCGCCAATAAAACGCTTCTCTTCTTACTTCATTGGTATTTCCCAATGACGCACCGCCTATCATTTCATCAATCTTATCGGCCAATGCCTTGTCATGTTCATTAAAACTAAACAAATATCTTTTTGCTGATAAATACATATCTAAACCCATGATGTTCCCCTTTTCTAGTTAATAAAACATAAAACCGCCTCATGCGGAGTAATGACGCAAACTTTTATATGCGCCCTTACTTATCCCATAAAGCGATAATCTCACCTGACTTAATCATATCCGCAACCCAAAGGCCAAAGTCTGTTGAGCGGTAAAAAGCATTAAAGCCCTTATCCTCATGCCTGAATTTATGAAAACGATCAACCAAGCTATCGAATTCCACCTTCTCTAGTTTTTCCATATAACCTTTCTATTGGCCAAAAATAGCCCCTTAAAGCCCCGTTAGAGAGGCTTTAAAAGATATTTCTAGTGATAGCTATCAATCATACTCATAGCGTCTTTAATTGCCTCATCTCTTTCGCCTAAATAGCCCGATTGGCTATCGACTACTTCGCCATCATTATCAATAATAACCGCCATGTAAGTATCGCCTCTTAGATAATAGTCATAAACTTTAACCTCATTTTCTAATAGTTCATATGGCTTAGTTATGCCATTCTTTTCTGCGTCTTGTTTGGTAATATAGATAAAGCCTAATTGCCCGCTATCCCAACGACATGAAAAAGCGCTTGTGGATATTGTGATATTGCCATGCTCATACATATAAACAGGCAAATAATAGATATCGTCTTTATTATCCTCAATCCATTCTAATAATGCCTCAGGGTCATCAAATCTATGTTCATCACCTAAGTTATAGCGCTTGTGATAAAAAGCCATAGTGCCTAAGTTATCCCATGCTTTTCTAGGGTCATCTGGATATGTGTCATAACATAATTCAATGTTATAGTTCTTATATTCTATTGTTTCAATGATGTCATTCATGTTATTCCCCTCTGTAATAGTCAATAAAACTTACGAAAGCCTCAATCCCTCTTTGATCATCAGTTAATACTTCATAATTGTTGCGATACTTAGGCTCAATGTAGATCAAAACGCCTTCCTCATCTCTTAATTCATGCCCAAAATCATTTAATAAAATGCCTTTTTCTGATATATAGTCCATGTTAAGCCCCTTTGTGTAATGTTTCAAAAGTTTCCTGAAGCGCATAGTATATTTGCGCCTGTAATTCCTCTAAATCATCAGTCATAGGCATATTTGCAATTTCCCCCGCCCAATCCCATAAAGCGCCTGAATACTTCTCATCTAAATCCCCCGCTTCGCACTCCTCTTGCTTGGCTAGATTAATTAAATCAATTCTATTTTTTATATGCTTATTCATGTAAAGCCCCTCTCATAGTGGTTAATTGATCTGTGATATTTTCATACATTCCCGTCATGTAATTACTTCCTAAATCTTTTAAATCTGCCTCAAGTTCTTTAATATACTCAGAAACAGGCATAATTTCAACATTCCAAATATCCGATATCATGCCAAAAGAAAATGCCTCATGCGGTATATTCTCATCACCGCCTAAGTCCTCATCATCACTCATTCTTTTAAAATGCTCTATGATTTCCGCCTCATTCGGTGGATTATCAAAAGACCAAGCGCCAAAATTGCCCCCTTCGTTGTCTTTTATAATATATCTCATTTATAACCCTCTCTGATTAAATAGGCTTAATTCAAGCCCCTAAGCGCCCTATAAAAAGGCGCTTAAAGATTAAACTAGCAGTTTCTAAAATAATATCCGTTAGCCTCTGAATAGTCATACATAATATTTCTAGCGGTGCTTTCCCAATCTATTTGAATATATGAAGGCAAATCTTTCGGGATATCTCCGCAACTTTCCAATAGTTCCATAGTAAAATCTATATCGCTATCAAATTGACCTGAATAAGCGTCTTGAGCGTCTGAAAATGCGCCTTCCATTCCCGCCTCTTTAAAAGCCTCATACATAGCCCGATCATCATCATCAAGCGCCAAAAATTCCCATAATTCAGCGTCTATTTCGCTCTCTGAGTAGTATTCTTTCGGGAAGTTTTCAAAGTCTTGAAACATAAGTTCGGGGTCTGCTTCATCTTTGTGTAATTCTGCGCAATATTCCAAAAATTCATCTTGATCGTCAAATTGATCTAAGCGAACCCAAGCGCCCTGAATAGAGCCTGAATTGTATTTGGCATAAGTTCCAACATATACGCTAGGCGCATGATCGTCTATTATTGCTCGGATTGTTTCTCTCGGTGTTTGTAATTCTATTGTATTCATTTTGTAGCCCCTTTTTTAGTTTGTTTTCTCATTTTTAATACAACCTCACAAGCCTGAAGCCTTAAATTATCATCATCAGAATTTAAGAAGCCACCTAAAATTTTTAATGCTTTTCTCATGTTTCTTAATTCCCAGTCAGGCCTACGGGATAAATTTACAATGTATTCTTGAAGTGTCATTTTGAAGCCCCTTTTTGAAGTAAAGAAATACTTATTAAAGCATGATGATTGAAAGCCCTGAAATCTCGATAGCTAGTATCAAAAAGCCTATTAATAGCCATAACCTCATTTTTAGCTAAAACATAAGTTTTATATTGTTTATTCTCTTTATTGTATGAGATTGAGTATTTATTCATTGTGTGGCCTCTGAAATCAAAGAGGCCATTCTATGACAAAACCAGTTATCTATAATCTTTGAAGCGTCATCTAATGGAATATTGAATTCTGAAACGATCATTTCAGGGGTCACTCTCAAGCCCTGATCTAGCGACTTATCAAGCGACCGCATAATCCAATCTTGTTTAAAAATAGCCTGTTCATTCATAAGAAGCCCCCTTGATAGCTAAAAAGGCATAAGCCCCCGCCACAGAAAAGCATAATAGCGAAGCGATAAAGCCGATATATTGAAACATGAATAGGCCTAATAAGGCCATAAAGAAGCATTGTAAGCCCCTTATTAATTCATACATGGTTAAGCCCTCTCTAATAGTTATTATTGACATAATCAAGCAAGGAAGCCTTGATAGATTGGCTATCTATGTTCTGATAGTCTTTATTGATAAGATTAGTTAAAAGGCTTGTATAGTTCTCATCATCTAATAATAGATGACTATCTATTAAGGCCTCATTGACTACTTCGCTATGAATTGCATTAGCTAAAGCATAATTTATATTTAAATCCATGATCTAACCCTTTCAGTTATGGCTTAAATTAAGCCCTAAAGCCCCCTAGATGTTAAGAGGCTTTAAGAATAATTTAATAGCCCTCGCTATAATCCTCAAGGCTTGAAACTAGCCCGTCAAAATCCTCAACGCTTCCAAGTAAAGAAGCAAGGGAAAAAACGATATCCTTTTCAATTCCCATATCAAGCGCCAAGTTTTCTAAATAGTCTTTTCTATTCTTATAACCATTCATAGTGTAAACATTATCCATTTTTAAGCCCTCTCATATTGTTATTGATATAACAGGCCTCGAAGCCCGTTAAAAAGTATTAGATCAAAGATTATAAAAGAATGCAAGTTATTTCATCAATTATTTTTACTGACCCAATCCGCCCCAATAAAGCGCATGAATAGCGAAGCGAAAAAGCCCCGCCTATGTTTAAATAGCAGTAGAGCGTATAGGATAACATCATCATAATTGGTTAATAGGATAACCTTACCCGATAAGAGATCATTCGTTATAGAGCGATTATGAAAGCCTAAAAGATAGCAACATATAACAAAATGCTATATAATGGCCTTTTATTATCCATACTCGTTATATACCCATATTCTATGAAGCTAACCCGAAAGCAAATAAAAGAAGGCCTCGAAGCCACACCGATTGACACCTTACTAATGGGAAGCCCTAAGACATTGACAAAAAAGCAAAAAGAATTTGCGGAAGCATTAGCGCTCACAGGTAATAAGGCGGAAGCATACCGCCAAGCCTATGACACCCACTCAAGCCCTAAGATACAGAGCCAAGAAGGCCAAGCCCTCGCAAAAAACCCCGTTATTGCCATGCAAGTTGAGGCCATAAAGCTATCTATTGAGGCGCAGAAATATCTTTTACCCGCTCATTTAAGGGCGCTCACTATCCAAAAGCTAACAGAAAAGGCTCTCGATCCCGAAGTTAATCACGCTCAGCAAATCAAAGCGCTTGAATTACTCGGCAAGATAACAGAAGTCGCTCTATTCTCAGAGCGTAAAGAGATCATTACCACCGATACAAGCGCAACCGCTAAAGACAGGCTCATACAATCTCTAGCCCAAGCGATAAGATCAAGCGCTCATATTTCTATGGATAAGAAAGCCGAAGCCGATCAATTACTGGCCGAGATAACAGGCGGTTCACTAGCGAACCCTGACCCCGATACTATAGATCAGGCCTCAGAGGATAACAACGGCCAAGATGACAAGGCCGAAGGATATCTTCAAAGCGAACCTGAGGCGGAAGAGATCGAAAACGGCTTGACCCCACCCGACCCGACCCCCCAAATTGCAGAAATTTTTGGTGATCCCACTACGCATACTATTCCAGACAAACAATCCGCACCCATATCCGAAACACCCCCCTTATCAATTCCAAACACAGAAGGGGAGGGGGTATCTAATTTTTGGGAAGAGATTGAGAATTCCCACACAGAAACACCCCCCCTTATTGATTCTGGGTCCCCTACTACACCAGTAGATACTTCTAGCCCAAATTGGAGGGAAGCGTAATGGAAAGGGTTGATGTCTCCTATATCTATACTCACCTTATGTGGGGTTTTGTTATGACTATCTACCTGAATACTGTCCTCTTTGGTCTTTACTCCATATGGACTGACCTAAAGGGTTTTAAGGGGGCGAAAGAAGATTTCATTATGGCATTACTAGTGTCTTTATGGTGTGGACTTGCATAAGGATTATGGACAGATACTGAGAGGTTTGCATGAAAGACTACGAATACGAACTAGATAAGTCCAC